TAATCAATAAGGCCTGACGGCCAACACCTGTATAAGTAGCCAGTATTATTCCACAGCGTTCGCGGATCGCCTACCCCTGATTTTCGATTTCTCGTGCCGCTAGTCGCAACAGCCCCTCTAGCGCGGCCTTCACCGTTTGTCGGCGCACTTCGTCGCGGTTGCCCGGGAAGTGCTGGACCTCGCTGGAAACCGCATCGCCCACGCCCCAGGCCAGCCACACCGTGCCCACCGGTTTGTTCGGTGTGCCGCCGTCGGGCCCGGCCACGCCACTGACCGCCACGGCAAACCGCGCCAGGCTGTGCTTCTGCGCGCCCCGCACCATCGACTCGACCACCTCGCTGCTGACCGCCCCCACGGTGTCGAACAATTCGGCGGGGACGTTCAGTTGCCGGGTTTTCTGCCGGTTGGAGTAGGTTACATAGCCGGCCTCGAACCACGCCGAGCTGCCCGGAATCCGCGTGATCGCTTCGGCGATCCCGCCACCGGTGCAGGATTCGGCGGTAGTGACATGGGCATTGAGCAGTTGCAGACGTCGGCCCAGCTCGGCGGCCAGTTGAGTGATCTCTTTCACGGCGTGCTCCGGATCGTGTGGAATGCCTCCACCGTACACGACCCGGTTGCGCTTTCAATACACAGACTCATTCAAAATGTTCGGGCGCCAGCGCTCTGACATAGGCCTGACAGGCCTGCAGGGCAATCAGTCCGCGGTCGCCGGTGTCGGTGATGGCGATAATTCGTTGAGCATGCGCCGGGTCAAGTCGGGCGCGTACGGCTGCATGATCCACGCCGCCGGCGCCGGCGGTGGCTGGCACCCCGCAGCCTTGGGCAGCATCGCCGGCGTCGATGAGGACTGACAGGCGCAGATCAGCAGTGGCAAGACGATCGCGCAGGCGGTCCTGATCACGTTGTGCATCATTCATTGCTCGATAGTGGGTTTGTTCACTGGCCGCGAGCCGTTGCTCCAGCGCCAGACGTTTGTCCTGCTCGGCCTGCTGCGCGGTGGCGGCGGCCGAAGTCAGTTGATTGAGGGTGTCGGCGTGCAGCCGGGCCTGCTCGGCCAGTTGCCGCCCGTAGCGCCAGTCCTGAAACTGCCAGGCCAGCGCCGCGGCCACTGCCGTCAACAGCAAAAAGCCGATCAAACGCCAGGAGATGGACATAACACCGCCCTCGCCCGCGCCCAGATGTCCAGCCGATCCTGCAAGCCATTCAACCCGCCGTTGATCCGCCGGGTGATGCTGTTGAACTGGTCGCGATCAGCCAGATCGTTCAAGCCGTTCTGCTCCCAGAACCACGCAGCGGATTCGGCCGCCCATTGCGGTTGCTCGAGCAATTCCGGCAAGGACAGCAAGCGCTCGTCGCCGAACAGCCCGAGACTGCACTGGCGATAGTTGCTGCGTCCGGTGATCTGGATCAGCCCGCGCCCACGGTACTTCTGCCCGTCGCCATCCGCCTCGGGTGTATTGCCCAGACGCAGCGCCAGCGTGCCGGTGTCGTACTTGCTCAGGTACTGGTTGTTGCCCAGTTCCCGCACGTACTGCAGCTGCCCCGACTCGTGGCCGATTTGCGCGAGAAACGCAGCGATGCGTTTGGGGGTATTGATATGCCTGCGCGTCATCGCGGTGTTGAGCGCGGAAACAAAAACGCCCGCTTGAGAGCGGGCGTTGGGCATGATGGTCAAAAGGTTGTCTTGAGTTATTTGCATATGCGTAGTCCTCCCTGGATGTTCCCAGTGAACCATGACTGACAGCGAATGCCTGTCAGCCATTTTTTTCCGGTTTTTTCAGGGTGCTGTCTGGCAAGGGCTCAATCAGTATTTGATGACATACAACAGAGCGGTGTTCATTGGTCGAGCTTCATTACCACCCGACGCCGCAACCGACATCGTGTGCGTATGTTGCCCTGCCGCGTCCACGCCGACGTTGTGCGCATGGTTGCCATCAGCCACGATACCGTGGGAGTGCGCCGGCGCGTTGGTCGTGAAGTTGCGATTCACGGAAGGCGCGGAGCTGGAACCCATGATGGAACCGGCTGTACTGCCACCGTTAATGACGCCCTGTCCGCCCATGACAGTGTCGATGTTGAAGGCGCCACCGCCGACGACGGCCCCACCGTGGGAGTGCAGCCCGGCAGCATCCGTACGTGCGGCGTGGGCATGGTTGCCTGCGGCGGCGGCCGATACATCGTGAATGTGCGAAGCGTTCTGCCCCGCCTGCTTGCTGCCCAGCACGCGCCCCGGATCGACACCACGACCATCGTCCAGACCGCGGACAAATTCACCACGCAAGTCTGGAAGGTTGAACGTGTTGGCGCCATCGCCGGCACCAAACCGTGTACCGATGGCGGCAAACAGGTTGGCGTATTGCGTTCTCAACACCGGCTGACCGTTGCACTTGAGCCAGCCACTTGGCGCATCGACTGTTGCAACGGCTTTCACATCGCCAACATCGGCACCCAATTGCCTCGCCACGCCCGAGCTCGCAATCAGAATCCAGGCGCCACTGCCCAGGGAACTGTTCCATTGCACCCAGACATCCCCGGTCGCGACGATTTCGCCGGAGCGAAGTGGCGTGTGGTCAATGCTCACCAGAGGCTTGGCTACCGAGCCCGCAACGGAGAACGTACTGGCCCCGGTGTTGGTATTCAGGGCCTTGAAACGCAGGACCATGCCATCGACCAGTACGGTCGGTGCTGGCGAATAGGTCGCAGCGTAAGCGTTGGCGGTGCCGGTATCCAAAGCAAAATCGATGAGGCCGGCCTGATTGATTTTGCGCACAGCGGTCAACAACTGCCCGACGTTTGCTTCATCGGGAACCAGCGCCCCCCCCTTGATCACGCCGAGTATCTCCTCGGTTACGGAGTTGCCCCACACCGCCGGAATCAGCGATCCCGGGGTCCCGGCAATCGGGTTTTCATCGACAAACTTGCCATTGACCAGACCTACGCTAGGCACACTTTTCGGGTAATCCATTTCTGTTTATTCCTTATTCAAAATTGATGTACACCTGCGTATGAGCCGGTGCACTGCGGTGAATGAGACATTCCAGGGCCGAGCCCGGATTCATGCCGAAGCGTTCGCCCCAGTAACTGGCGCCAAAGCGACGTCCGGTGGCCAGACGCCCGCCGGTATTGAGGATCCACATGAACTGCGCCTTCCAGGTGCCGAAATGGGCGCTGCCAAACCGCGATCGGCCCATGCGCGGGACTCGCAGTTCGTTGACGGTGGCGTCCGGATAACCCTGACTGCGGGCGACCTCGATGAAATACGCGGCGTTCTGATTGCCAACTGCCAGCAACCGTCGGCGTACGGCCAGACGCCGGTCGTCATACAGCGGCGTCGCTCCCAGACACGGGTCGGGCAGGTTCATCACCTGCTCCCAGTCCGGCACCAGTTCACTGACGCCCGCCGGGTCCATCTCATTGAGCAGGTCAACGGCACGCGCATCCAGACGCGCCAGTTGAGCAGCGACGCCTTCAAGCACCTGATCGAGTTCAGGCAGGCGCTCCATCTCCCAGGCCGGGCCGCTGGGCAGGAGGCTGCGCAGTTGGTTGCGGTACTGCGCGACATCTCTCAGGACAGCCATTCGATACCCCCAAAAGTCAGCAGCTGATTCTCGGCGGCCGTGACGTCGGCTGAAGGTGTGTCGAGCCGGTGATCTGTCTCTCCGGTGGCGCTGCTGATGGCTTCGCCGATATGGCTGAGCAACAGCGTCTCTCCGAGGCCGGCCTCGCGGTTGTGCAGATCGCGCAGCTGGTTTTCGATCGCTGCGCGCACAGCGCTGGTGTCGGGAGTGATCCGCAGTTTGTAATTGACCGGCACCTGCACCGGAGCCAATACACTCACGTCGGCAGTCACCGGGCGCAACGGCTCGATGTAGGCCTGGACATCGGCCAGCTGTTGCTCATTGGGAATCGGCTGCAGATCGTCGTCACGCATGACGAATACACCCACGGTCCCCGGCCCGAGGAAATTGCCCCGGCACCACGCTCGGGTGATCCCCGGGCATTCCAGCGCCCAGGTTTCATAGTCTTGCGCCGAACCGCCGTGAGGAATGAGGCGATAGGAACGAATCACCCGGGCGCGCATTGACTCAAGGCTTTCCTCGGCGACACCGCCCGTGAGCCCGGGTGCCAGGACCACAAACGTATTGCCGAGAATGCCGGCGATCGGCTGCACCAGGCTGAGCGTCAGACCGGCGTCGGCATTACCCAGGCTGCCGGCCTCCAGCGCAGCGACGGTCGTGATGTTGATCCCGTTGCGCGCAGTGCTCGCAGCCGTGACCCTGTAGGTACGTCCGTCGGTGGATTGCAATAGCGTATCGACATCCAGCACGGCACCGGGTGTAGCTGTGAATCTGACATTGCCTTTGGCCGCCTGGGCGGGTTTGCGCGGCTGGTTAAGACGCAGTGCGGCGATACGTTCCAGGGTCGATTCGTCGGCCTTGTCGGGCAGGATCTGCTGGGCAATCCAGTCGAGATAGCCATACAGACCGTACACCGCACCACCAAGAGTACGGGCCAGCACTTGCGCATCGGACTGGCGCAGCGAATCGCCGGCCAGGTCGCTTTGGGTGCGCTTGATCAGCACCGGCAGCGAAGGGGTTTCAAACGGCATAGATCACCTGCCAACTGTTTTCGGGGATGATGTCGATGGCGCTGCAGTGGCCGTCGTCGATCAGCCATTGCAAGGCTTCGCGGGCATAGAACTCGGCGTCCATCTGGGTCTGCCGGGTCAGCTTGACCCGGCGCAACAGCCACAGCCGCGAACCGATGCGGTCGTCGGCGACGGTGGGAAAGGTGTCGCCCCACCAGCCATAACGCTCTTCGTCGTCGAGGGTGTCGTCATCGGCGGCGCGGCGCCAGGTGAACAGGCTGATGAGCACGGCACGGGTCAGTGCGGTGTGGAGGTTCTGGCTGATGAGCATTATTTGCCTCCTACCGGTGCGCCGGTCTGACCGCTGCCCGGTTGCACGCCGACATGCATATGGTTCAACTGGCTCACCGCACCGGCAATCTGATCGCCGGTGGACACGATCTTGCCGGTCTGATTGAGCACCGGCGTGTCGAAGTTCACCGCCGTACTGGCGCGGATGTTCAGCGTGGAGGTCTCGATGTCGATGATTCGCCCGCGCTTGAAATGGATCTTGTCGCCCTCGTCGGTGTAGATCGCCACCTCACCCGAGGCCAGCGACTGCAGGCGATAACGGCGATCGGCGACCACCAGGGCGATGGCGTGGGAACGGTCACCGCCAAGGAAGGTGACAACCCCCTCAGCGCCGGCCAGGGGTCGACTGGTGAAACCGTAGGGTTCGAAATGCTCGATGTCGTCGTTCAGTTCACCGGCGGTGAGGCGCATTTGCAGCGATTGCAGCTTGGATGCCGAGTTGGCGAGCACGACGGTGCCGCGCGCCAGCAGGCGTGTCAGTAGGCTCATGGGGTGTCCTTCAAAAAAGTGGCCCGAATGGGATCAATGTGGGAGCGAGCCTGCTCGCGAAGGCGGTGGCTCAGGCACTGTGATGTTGAGGCTGGCGACGCTTTCGCGAGCAGGCTCGCTCCCACAGGATTGGGTGTCAGGCTCAGGTTTTTTTCGGGGGAGTTGGATCGGGATCAAAGGTCTGCGGCGGTGCCACTTGCAGCGTGGTCACCGAGCCTTGCGCCGACAGCGAATAGGTGACCTTGGAAATCAGCATGTCGCCGTCGAAGCCAAGCACCGGATCCTTGACCTTCACCAGCGTGTTGTGGCGCCACAGATCGCCATTGGACTGGCGCCAGCCCTGCACCTGATAGGTGGTGGTCTGCGCCCGGCCAACACGCGTGGCGCTTTCCCAGAGAGCCCGTTTGAGCGACAGGTCAGGGTTGATCTGCAAGCCCTCGTTGATCACGGTGACGCGACGTCGCTTGTAGCCCAGATCGGTAGCGATCGATTCAATCTCGCTGACCGCCGCGCCGCTTTTCTGATCGCTGCCCTTCTGCTGGCCGATGACCCGGTATTCGGAGAACACCTGGCTGTAATCCATCGGCGCGTTGGCCGAGAGAATATTCTTGCCCAGCTCCAGTACATCACTGGCCCGGCCACTGCTGCCCGGCCTGGCCAGCAACAGCCGGCCTTGTGCGTCATCGGTAGAAAACACCCGAAACAACGAGAGCAATCGGTCAATGGATTGAAACACCGTCTCACCCGGGACGATGGTGTAACTGCCCAGCCGCGCAGTTTCAGCAATTTCGCTGACCACGTTGACCTTGTAGGAAGACGCCAGCGCCTGGACGATGCTCAGCATCGGCTGGTCTTTCCACTGGTTCGGGCGATTGATCGCGGCGCAATCCACAAGATCCTGCGTACAGGAACTGCCCTCGATGCTCAAACTGATCTGCCGCCCGTCGTAGCGGATCGGCGCCTTGAACACGTACCCGGTCAACACCAGATCCTTGCCGATCCGTACCTCGCAGGCATCGCCGGCGGCGATGCGCTGATCCACCGTCTGCCCCGGCCATTGCCAGGTGATATCGAGCTTGAACGTGCGGAACTGACGCTCCAGATCCGCGGTGATTTCAACACTTTTCCAACCGCCATACTCCATTTCGCCGACGGTCAGCGTGACGCGATTATCCATCTCGCTCATGGCTCACTCCCTGGAGACTTTCACGTCATTGGGCGACATGAACCCGGGATGGGCAGCCGCGTTGCGTTGACTCACTTCGTCGACTCGCGTGGCATCGGTAAACTGTTTGTAGGCCACCACCAGTGCCGGCAGACTTTCCTTAAATGACTTGCTGACCAGCCGCACCCCCGACGAAGCCACGGCCTTGAGGTGCGCATTCAAGGCATCCTTCAGATCATTGATCGCCTGAAAATGCACCGGGCCAGCCTTGTCCAGCATCGGATTGACGGCCACCGCCACCGCATCACGCAGCGCCTGCATGTCGTCCGTGACGGGCACTTCCTGACGAGTCACTGGCTGATGCACCTGCTGTCCCACCGAAGGTATCGATTGCAGCTTGACCGGTGAAGTTGCCACTGGCATCGATGCGACCCATTGGGCGACTTTTACCAGCATCGTGTCTTGCACCAGATCGGCCATGGCCTGTGCCGCTGCACTGGTGTCCTTGCCTGTGGTGAGCCTCGGCGCATCGGCCTTGCGAATCGCTTCGAGCTGCTGCGACACGTCAGCTATCACGCCACGGTAGCCCTCCTTCGCGAACGCCTTGAGCTCCTTGATATCGCCGAGCAAACCCTTGAACTCGGCGGCTACTTCCTTGGGCAATTCCTTTACCGCTTTCACAAGTTCAGTAATTTCCTTGTACTGCTCGATCAGCGGCTTGAGTTGCTCCTTGATCACCTCATAAACGCCGGTGAGGCTATTACGCAGATTGGCAATACCGATCCGTGCAGCCTTGATCAGCGTCATCGCCTGTTCGAAACGCGCGACAGCCGAACCCAGCAGTGTATCGGCCTTGGCCAGCAACACCTTCTGAGTACTGACGGTGGCCGTCGGAAACGGGACCGGCTGATCGGGATAGAACTTCAACGTGAAGGTCACCAACCCACCGTCCTGGCGGGTATGGGTCATGTCGCACTCACCGACCCTGACTTGCAGGCGCCCCAGCCACGGGTGCACCAACTCGCCACTGCCCTGCTCCAGGGCCTTGAGCAGCTTGTCGCGCTGTTCCAGGCAATCGGCGCCGATGATGAACGCCGTGATGTCGTGGGTCCTGGCCTGCTGGCCGAGATCCTCGAAATACGGCAGGTCGCGTTGCGGATATTCGTGCAACTGACCTTTGCGACCGACCGGGGTTTTCGCCTGATCGATCCAGAACCCGACACCGCGAAACGATGCCGGCAACAAACGGTCACGCCAGTTCATTGGAACCTCCCACCGACAGCGAGCGATAGCCGATGCGCGAAGACAGCGCCAGGCCAGGTTGATTGGTTTGCGGTTGATCGGTGCGCAGCCCTGCCGGTGCATTTTCGAAGCGCACGGTCAGGCCGCCTTCGAGTTGCGTACGATTGTTGAGCGCGCTTTGCTGGATCAGACTGTTGGAGGTTTGCGACAGCGAACCGGTCTGCAAGGTTGGCTTTTGCGGCGAGATACCGGGGGCCGGCAGCTGGCTTGCCGACGACTCGCTATTCCCTTTGAAAAACACAGGTGCCAACTCGCCCTTGCCTTCGGCGTTGGTTTTCAACTGAGCCTGGGTAAAGACATCCACCCGCGCCTTGGCGTCGGCGATCAACTCACCAAAACCGCCATTGAAGAACTCCTTGATCGGGGCAATGGCGTCCTGAAACTTCTGCGACCACTTTTCAATCCAGGCAGTAACGGGCGCCCAGTTCTCGATGATTTTCTCCAGCGGAGACCATCCCAACTGTTCGCGAATAACTGCGTACATGGCCACAAACGGCAGCTTGATGTAATCCCAGATGGCGGTGAACACGCTGACCACCCCTCCCCAGATCGCTTGAATCACCTCAAGCGGTGACCAGTCGAAAAACTGCTGAAGAAAAGTTTTTACGGGCACCGACACCGCTTTGAGCAACTCCCAGATTGATGAGAACAAGCCCACCAAAGGCCCCCAGTTGTTCAAAATCAGCCCTTGCGGCGAATAGTTGAACAAGGTCTTGTAGAACTCGATCACCGGCGCGGCAACCGTTTTCAGGCCTTCCCACAATGCCGAGAAAAACCCTGTGACCGGTCCCCAATTGCTGATCAACAGCCCCAGCGGCGTGTAACTGAACATCGTCCTGAAGAACTCGGCCATCGGGATGACGACTGGGGCAATCTTCTGCCAGAGCCCGATGAAAAACGTCGAGATCGGCTTCCAATAGGCCACGATCAACCCGGCCGCCAAGGCAATGCCAGTGGCAATCAGCATGATCGGGTTGGCTTTCATCACCATGCTCATCACGTCGAACACCTGGGTCGCACCGGCCACGGCGGTCTGCATCGTCGAGAACGCGATGGCTCCTGCGGCCAGACCTTGCACCAGTTCAGGGTTGTCGTTGAGCAAATTGCCCACCCCGGTCATCAAAGGCTCAAGGCCGATGACCACCGCTCCCACCGCCGGCACCAGCGCAGCATTCACCGCCGTGGAAACCTTTTCCATCGACGCACTGAACACGTTCATGTTCTGCGCGGCGACTTTCGGCGCCGCAGGCAGGTCGACAGTTTTCGCCGTCTCGCTGACGTCGGTCAGCTTGCCCTGAAACGCCGCTGCCGACTTGATGCCGTCCACGAACGGCGTGATCACGCTGCCGCCCTTGAACAAACCGCTGATGTCCAGCTTGCCGAGACCGGTCTGTTCGAGATTTTTCTTGAAGCTCTCGACCTTTGCCCGAAGGGCGCCGAGTTTGGGCGACAGTTCATCGATGCCCGTGATCAGCACCGGCGTTTTCACTTTCTTTTCTTCGTCTGCCATCACTGCACCTGCTGCATCGCATTGATCCGTTGCGCGTGCTCCAGCGATTCGCGGAGCACATCCAGTGGCCTGGCCATCATCTGTTCGGGGTCAACCTTCCAGAACCAGGCCAGGTCATAGGCGACTGCGATCAGGTCGGTGATGGCTCCGACGCCGCACTCATGAAAAAACTCGCAACGGCCCAGCTCAGCGCGTTGAGGTCTGCCAGATCGAGCTGGTTGACCGACGACGGCG